TAATAATGCAATGAAACCAGAGAGCGCAAAAGGTTTTATAAAATTTTTAAATAAATTAGAAAAAAATCCAACCATAGAGAACTATGGAAAATTAGTTAAAGGACTTTCAAAAGATGTTGCTAATCAAGTTAGAAATTATAGATACTATTTACAAGGCGAGAAAAAAGGATCTTTTGCTGGAGAAAAAGGAGGAGAAAATTTAAAAAAATTATTTGAAGAATTAAATCTACCAAAACAATCCACTAACCTTTTAAGTAAAATAACTAGCAAAGATATTAAGGGACAGGTTGTAAAAACAGCTACTAAAGCTGCAGGTGAAACAGCTAAAAGTGCATCAATGGATGTTGTAAATGCAGTTAGAGATATTTTTGTAAAGGACGTTAACAACGCGCCAAGTTTAGATGATATTGCAGAGGGATTAGAAGGATCTCCAAAATGGAATACTGCTAGTGAAGCAGAAAAAATTAAAATGAGAACCAGTGCTTCAAACGCTACCAAACAATTTTTAGAAGCTGTAACTGGAGATAGAAAAGTAAAAGGATTTAAAGACATAGCTCCAGAAACTTTAGGAGATATTATTCAATATATTGATGAAAATAAACGAGGTGAATTTAGATTCGCTGAAGGATTAATTAGAGACTACAAAATTAAATTAAGAGACTCTTTGATTAAAGGAGATTTTGGAAAACAAAGAAGAAATATATCTGGAGAAAAAGGTAAAGTTATAGACGAAGTGTTTGGTTTATCTGCAACTTTTGAAGATGCTCCAGGCTACACAGAGAACGTGCAAATTATTTCTAATAAAATAAATAAGATAAAAGCAAAACAAATAGACAGACCTTTTGCTGCAATATTAAAAGCCGTAAAAGAAGGCAGAGATACTATAACGTTTGATAAAAAAAGAAACGTACCAATTTCAGAGGCAATTGAAAAATTTAATCTTAAATCAAAAGTTTTTAGTAAAGTAAATAAAGTTTCTTCGCCATTAATTACTGTTGGAGATAATTTAGATGCTACAAAACTCGTATCAAATTTTAATAAATATTCACCACAAGCACAACAAAATATAAAACAATTAGCAAAACAAGGTTTTGTTCTAACTACGACTAAGCCCTCCACGCCTGTTGGAACTTTTTCAAATGTTCCAGTAGCCAGCATGTTTGGAGCAGGACAAAAGAAACCTTCTTTTGGTAAAGCAGGGCAGTTGGCAAAAGGAGTTGCAAAAGCTGAAGGCGTTTTTTCCTGCAATCGTAGGTGGGGGAAGCATGTATGGTTTACCTTTTAAAAGATCTCTCTATGAAGCTACTTATGGTCTCGCTGGAGATAGCAAAAGCGATGTTCTTAAAAAATTTCAACCAAAAGCATCTACCTCATTAGATTTTAATGATGCACAACAAAAATACAATACTCTTTTAAACAATTATAATAATGCTTCTCCATACGATAAATTAAGATTTAAAGATAAGATGGCAGAAAAAACGAAAGAGTTTCAAAATTTAGAAGCACAATATCAAAGTTTACCTCTACCTGAAAGAATTCAATCAGAGGCTGCAGCAGGAGAAGCAGAAACTCAATATGAAGATTTATTAAAAGCAAACAGAGATAGACGTTTTCAATACGGTGTAATTCCAAAAAAAGAGTTATTTATGGATATTAAAGATTATTTTGGAAATATTGGAAAAAATATACAGCCCACTGAAAACGTATTAGGTGCTTCAATACCCATGGGAGCTATCACAGGTCAGACACAATATGAATTTGCAAACGGCGGCATAGCCAGTTTAACAAGAACCACGCCACCTGAAAGAGGACCCCAGTATAGAGGCTTGGATTATTTAAGAAAACATGGTAGAAAATACTAGGGAGAAATAATGGCAGACATAGATAAAGCGTTACCTAACGTAAAACAAACAGTTAAATTACCTAGTCCACAAGAAGTTCAAGAGCAACAGCAACAACAAGTTGCTCAAGAAATGACTCAACCTGCGGATATTCAACAGAACGAAGATGGCAGTGTTGATATTAGTTTTGATCCTAATGCGGTTAATCCAGGTGAAACAAAAGACCATTTTGCAAACTTAGCAGAACTTTTACCTGATTCTGTTTTAGATCCTTTAGGACATAAAATACACACAGATTACACAGACTATAAAAATTCAAGAAAAGATTGGGAAAGAGCTTACGTATCTGGTTTAGATCTATTAGGATTTAAATATGATGACAGATCAGAACCATTTAAAGGTGCATCAGGTGCAACACACCCTGTGTTAGCAGAAGCTGTTACACAATTTCAATCATTAGCTTATAAAGAATTATTACCTGCAGGCGGACCTGTACGAACTCAGATTATTGGTAAGATTGATCCAATGAAGGAACAACAAGCTAATAGAGTTAAAGATTTTATGAACTATCAAATTATGGATCGTATGAAAGAATACGAAGCTGAATTTGATCAAATGTTATTTTATTTACCCTTAGCAGGTTCTGCATTTAAAAAAGTTTATTATGATGCTTTAATGCAAAGAGCGGTTTCTAAATTTGTTCCAGCAGATGACTTAGTGGTTCCTTATACAGCAACTTCATTAGAAGATTGTGAATCAACTATTCACATTATTAGAATGAGTGAAAACGAATTGAGAAAACAACAAGTGGGTGGTTTCTATAGAGACATAGAAGTTAATCCAACTTTCTTACACGAAACAGAAGCAGAAGAAAAAGAAAGAAAACTTGAAGGCATGACTAAAGGTAGAGAAGACCGTATTTATAATATCTTAGAAGCTCATGTTAATATTGATTTAGAAGGTTTTGAAGATGTTGGTCAAAATGGAGAACCAACAGGAATTAAACTTCCTTATGTTGTAACAATTGAAGAAGGAACAAGAAAAGTTCTATCAATTAGAAGAAATTACGAGATTAACGACCCTACAAAGAAAAAAGTTGATTACTTTGTTCATTTTAAATTTTTACCAGGACTTGGATTTTATGGTTTTGGTTTAATTCATATGATTGGTGGACTATCAAGAACAGCTACAGCAGCTTTAAGACAACTTCTTGATGCAGGAACACTATCGAACTTGCCAGCTGGTTTTAAAATGCGTGGCATAAAGATGAGGGATGAAGCACAATCAATCCAACCTGGAGAATTTAGAGATGTAGACGCACCAGGCGGAAATTTAAAAGATGCATTCATGATGCTTCCTTTCAAGGAACCTTCACAAACATTATTAGCACTTATGGGCGTCGTGGTACAAGCAGGACAAAGATTCGCATCTATTGCGGACCTGCAAGTAGGTGAGGGTAATCAACAAGCAGCAGTGGGCACGACCGTTGCTCTTTTAGAAAGAGGAAGTAGAACAATGTCGGCTATACACAAAAGATTATATGCCGCTATGAAGAAAGAATTCAATTTAATGGCAAGAGTTTTCAAGTTATATCTACCACCCGTATATCCATACGATGTTGTTGGGGGTCAAAGGCAAATTATGCAAACTGATTTCGACAGCCGCGTAGATATTCTGCCAGTTGCAGATCCAAATATCTTTTCTCAGACACAGCGTATCTCTCTCGCACAGACGGAACTGCAGTTGGCAGCCTCAAATCCAAGAATGCACAATCAATATGAAGTGTATAGAAATATGTATGAAGCATTAGGTGTAAAAGACATTGATCTTATTTTAAAACCTAAACCACAAATGGTTCCAAAAGATCCAGCACTAGAACATATTGATGCTTTAGCAGGTATGCCGTTTAGAGCTTACCCAGGTCAAGACCACAGAGCACACATTACAGCTCACTTAAATTTTATGGCAACTAACATGGCAAGAAATGCACCTATGGTTAGTGCTGCTTTAGAGAAAAACTGTTTAGAACACATAAGTTTAATGGCTCAAGAGCAAATTGAGTTAGAATTTAGAGAAGAATTACAACAATTAAAACAAGTACAAATGCAAATGCAACAAAATCCACAAGCAATGCAACAAAATCCACAAATTCAACAGCAAATGCAGTTGACGCAGCAAAAAATTGAAGCTAGAAAAGCAGTATTGATTGCTGAAATGATGGAAGACTTTATGAAGGAAGAGAAAAAAGTTACTTCTCAGTTTGATCATGATCCAATTGCTAAATTAAGAGCAAGAGAACTTGATATTAGAGCAAGAGATAACGAAGCTAAGAGAAATGAAGCTGAACAGAGATTAAATTTAGAAAACATGAAGGCAATGATGAACAAAGACATTCAAGAAACAAAAATTGATCAAAACGAAGAGTTAGCTGAACTTAGAGCTGACACTTCTATTGAGAAACAAGAAATGGCAAATGAAAATAGAATGAAACTTGCCGGAATGAAACCTAAAGGAGGACAACAATGACAAAAGGACTAGGATATGCACCGACAGCAGGAAAAGCTAAAACTATAGCTACACCGGATGCAAATAAAAACAACAAGCCTGCTCCAGTTAACAAGGATGAAAAAGATACAAATCCTGTTAAAGGAACAAGAGCTGCTAGACCCCAGAAGCCTGTAACTTGGTACTAATATGGCTTGGTTCGGATTAGCAAAAATGGCTCTTCAAGCAGGAGCTAAAATATATTCAAACAGACAAAGAGCAAAAGTTGCTATGTCTGATGCACAGCTTTTACATGCTGAGCGACAAGCTCGCGGTGAGGAAGCTTACCAGGGCAAACTTTTAGAAGCCCGTCAAAACGACTATAAGGACGAATTCGTCCTCGTGATTATTTCGGCGCCCATCATTGTGTTAATGTGGGCAGTAATGTCAGACGATCCGGCAGCTATGGAAAAAGTAAAACTCTTCTTTGAGTACTT